AGATACTTGCTGCCCTGAATGCTTACGAATGTGCCTTTAAGGATAGCCTCTGCTGGCACTGTCTGAACTTGTTGCCACTGCTGCACAAACTCCTTGCGTGTCTGGAATAGCACCTGATCTAGCTGAGCCTCTGCTGAGCTGAATAGTGCAGCTTGCACATCACGCTTTAGCCTGACATAGCTCACTGCTTGTGCAGAGTTCCACATGCCTACATAAGACACCTGCTCTGGAGTGGCTATCTTATCCAGCAGCTCCGAACTCATGCCCGGGTAGTCATTGATGTAGAGACCAGACAGAGGAGCATCTGTTGTGCATCCTTTCAGACCGATGTAATTCTCAAGGCAATTCATGGTGCTAAATTAAGCATTATCAGAGTTATTGCTACCAGCTGCTGGAATCCTGAATATCTTGCTTGTCAGAGCTGCCCATGAGCCAAGGACTTGAGCCAAAATAAACATAAGCACCGAATCAGATGCAGCTACTTGATTGGTCTTGTAGAGATAGCCTACACCTAGCAGTAGGCCAACTAAGACAAGGCTTGTGCAAGTGTAGGCATACACCTGAAATCGCTTGCCAAAGCTATTCTGCATTATAGCTTAGGGAATAGCCCCTTGATTAGGCCACCTAAGAATCTGCCTCTTCTCTCTGCTCTCTCTGTCTTGAAGGTCTTATTTTGGTTGCAGGAGTCAAGATAGACAACTGTCTCTGCAAGTGCCTTGTTCTGAGCTTTAAGGCTGTCAACTCTCGCCTGCATGTTGGCTGTCCGATAAAGAAGCTTGTAGGCCATGCTGTCTGTCTGGGTAATGTATGACTGAAGTCTGTCATGAGTCTGCTTTGCCGTGTACACATCAAAGCCAATGTAGGCAATTATTGCGATGAACAGCACAATTGTATCCAGATAAACCTTCATTTGAATAACTTTTTTAATTGCAGATAAAGCTTCTTATACCCGGTCATCATTACCACCTCACCGGACTCATTAGGCCACAGCTCCTTTACTACTAGCCTCTTGTGAATGTCTGAGGCTATTACAAATAACCTATAAAGCAGAATGACTGCCCATCCGTGAGAATATGCCCACTTCTCCAGGTCATTGTAGAACTCAAGGTCAGGATTGGTCAACTTAGTAAGGAGGATAGCACCATAGGCAGGAGTGTCATTCAAGAACTTAACCAGCTCTGCCTTGATTTCGATGTTCATAGTATTAGTAAGTCCAGATGAGAGACTGTGGCTTAGTTGGATCACAGTCTACATGGATAAATGTGCCATCAACCCCTATGCGCCTGAAGCCTACCTCCAGCAGGGCATTGATAATGGTGAACCTAGAGGCTGAGTCATTGCAGTGAATGTCTGCTGCCCATCCACCTAGGTGAGGTGAATTGCTGACAGCCTTGTAGCCTCGCTTCTGTAGGTTGATGTTATGAGCCTTAGTCCTGAACCCTGAGTTAATCTTAAACGGTATGCCAGCAATTTCTCTGGCCTTATCCAGCTTAGTCAGGAACTCCTCCTTCATGTTGCTGCCTGAACCAGGAGCATCTGGGGAGTCAAACTCGGAAGGCTTAAAGTACTTAAGGTTCATGGTGTAAATTTACTTAACTCTCTTGAATTTTTTGGCAGCACTTTTCAGTGACTTCTTGCCAACACATCCCCAAGCCTTGCGACTAAGGTCATTGGCACAAGGTGGATTCTTGCACTTAGGTATGCCAGCTGACCTAGCACAGTAGCTGTTGCCTTTCTCTGTGCCTGGTGCTATGCTATAGCCTTTAGCACCGAACTTGACGGTCTTGCCATTGACCTTAGTTTTGAACTTAGGTTCTGCCATTTTACAAATAGTTAGGTAATTACTTTACATTATCTACCCTGACCTCTATACTTCTTCTGACTGCCCTCCTTTGGCCTCCTTGACTTTCGGTGCTTGCCCTCTCTGCGCTTGCCGAAGCTGACCTTTACTTGTGACTCCTTTGCTTTTTTCATGCTCAAATATCGTTTATTATCACTTACTTTTGTAATCCTCTATGCGCCTTGAAGATAACCTTTACTGCCAGAGAAATGGAGCTGCTCCGAGTGCTTGCCAAAGGCAGGCACTTTCTCAAAGATCAGGCTAATCCCAACAGATACAAGCAGCACTGGGGCAATGACCAGCAGACTGCTGACATGCTAGGTGTCATGGGTGAATATGCAGTATCTAAGGCTCTTAGAATTCCAATGGATATGAGCTGTGGTTTGGATGGTGATGGAGGCACAGACCTGATGATGGATGAGTATAACCTAGATGTAAAGACTACAAAGTACAAGACAGGAAGGCTGGTATTCAATCTGAATGATGAGCTAAAGGCTGATGTCTACATCCTATGCTGGGCAATTGAGGATCAGTCAGAGGTCATCCTGAAAGGCTACATAAGGAAGGCTAGCATGGCTGCTGTAATGGTTCAGCAGAACTTAGGCTATGGCCTCCGAAATGTCATTGAGCAAAGGCATCTAAAACCCATCTCCCTACTTATTGCTTATCGGGAGAAAAAGTAGGGTGAAGTTACTTCAGGCCAGCTCTGCCCTTCTCCTTTGCAGCCTCATACTGCTCCTGGCTTACAGGCCATAGCTGATGCCGGCAATTATAGCCACCTCGGTAGGTAAAGATGGTGGTGCTGTTAGTGCCTTTCATTCGACCATCCCAGTTCTTAAGGTCTGCCCACTTCTGCACCTCTTCCTTGGTGAAGTATCTGCCAGCTCTGGCCTCGCAGAATGGCCTTGAATCAGCTATCAATGTGCCTGCATAAAGGTAGTATTCTACACCAAGATCATCACTAATGGTCTGAATGTACTCTGAATTGAATGTCATCACAGCATCATTGGTAGTCTGCTTGATGTATCGGTTTAGAAATGGAGCTTCCTCTGGAGTGCCTTCGATAAACTTTCGTAAGGTCTTATTAAGTTCGGTGCGTGTGCCTACTCCGGCTATGTTATCCTTCAGCACCTCCTGAATGGCTGTGCCAAAGTTCTCCCTGATGCCAGCACCTAGCAGGGCATCCTTGGTAGTGGCTATGTTAGCCTCCAGAATGGCCTTGTATAGTTCTGTTTTAGGCTTAAATGCGCCTATTGACTCGGTTATAAACTCATTGCTGTAGGTAGCCAGCAGATTGAATCCAGCCAGCACCTCAGCTACCTGTGTCTGGTAGGTAGGGTTATTAATTATGGTGTCAGCAATGTCCTGCTTGAGCTTTATTAGCTGCTTAATTGTCTTTGCCCGGTCTTTTGAGTCAAGAGAAAGCTCACTTGCCAGGTCAATTACTTGCTGAGATAGCTTTTCAAAGACCTTTGGAAGGGCATTGCCCATCCGGCTTTCAATTGCCAGCTGTAGCTTCTGTATTTTCTCAATAATGTCCTGCTGTGCAGCCATTAAATCTGCTTAATCAGAGAGTCAATCTTAGCATTTAGCTTGTCAAAAAGCTTGGTATTGCCCAGCTTTGATGCCTTATCAGCAGCATTGGACAGCTGTTGTATAGCTAAAGGGAGCTTGCCAAGTTGATCTTGAGGCATTGCTTCTGCTTCATCTGGATTATCAGCTGGCATATCGGTTGGCACATCAGGCATTAACGGAACAATGCCTGACTTTATCTGTGCCTGCTTCTCCTCTGCCATAGCATAGACATCAGCCTGCTGCTCGCTGAATGGTTTATCATACCAATAGGGGTCTTCTTCGACCTTTTGCATGACAAATGCTGCAAGATTAGCACTTAGAATGTAGTCTAATTGAGTACATCCATTGCTGGATAGCAACACTGTCTTCTCATCGGTGGTCTTGAATGGCAATGGATCAAGGCTGCTTAGTAGCTTTAGGTAGGTCTTCTTCATCGAATTCTCACCATACAACTTCTCAACATAATCCATCTCAATTCCGGCTATAATTAGTGGATTGAACTTGCCAGAAATAGCCTTATTAAGCTGCTCACCGACCATTTCGGTGGTCATGATGTCAAAGTCAGTAGGCACTGTGATGGATGGCAGTGCTGCCTTGACTTTGTCCGCATCCATTAAGCCAGACATGAACAGAGTGTTGTACCTCTGATACATGATATAGTAGCTTATCTTGCGATAAATGCTAGCAAGATGTACCGAAACAGAGAAGCAGAAGGTGTTCAGCTCCTTTCGGTCATACTCCTTAGCAATTCCTGACTGAGCTATGGGTATCTGGCTAAGTATCTCTAGTCCTATAGCCTTAAAGCCTTGAAACTCCTTTTGTATGATGTCTTCCTGGAATAGCCTGACTGTATCAGTAGGTCTCTCAATGTAACCAGCTGGAGGCACTGGTGGTATCTGTGGGTTAGGATTAATTGCACTGACCCGGTCAATGTTAATCTCCATCAATCCGAATGGTGAGCTGCTTGCTCTACCAGAGCCAGAGCAATCATTACAGCTTACCTTCTCCTCCTTTCGGTTAGTCCTAATGCCTGTGCCATTGCAGGTCTTACAAGGGGACATCTTCAATGCCCACTTCTGAGGCAGGGCATGCATTGCCCAAAGTATGTTCAGGTCATCAGTCCTAAATAGTACCTCATTCCATGCCGGAAGGCAAGGAGCAAGTACCGAATCATAAACTAATTGACCATCCTCCTCCTCATAGATGATGTTGCCTACTTTACAGACAGGCAGATAGCCAAACTCATAAGGCAGAATGAAGACCTGAAATGGCTGGTCATAGGTATAGCTATTGACTTGCCTGAACAACACCAGACCTTGGGTGGTCACGCAGAAGAATTGATCCCACTTCTTACGGTTCATGTCTTCATACTCCTCAGCCTCTATGATGACATAATCCTCACCTTCCCAAATCAGGTCTTCTGACTCAATAATGTGAGGGTAAGGTCTTGACCAGTCAAGGGTAGTGGTACTGTTAGGGTCTTCAATGAAGTCATCATAGTCTGGCAATGTTACTACTATGGCATTTGCATCCATCAGATAGGTCTTCAGGAAGACATTAAATAGCCACTTCTCCAGGCTACCAGTTTTTGGCAACTCTTCCTCCACATAGTACTCTAGAGTGTTGTCATTGAGACCTATGCGCTCTGCTATGCCTGTCTTTTGGAAGTCAGATTCAAACTTGATCTTAAAGTCATCAGCCTGCTGAATCTTTTGCAGGAAGGTATAAACTCTTCCGGTGGCAGTAGTGGTAGGAGCTTGCCATCTCTTCCTCCTGTACTCCCTCATCCAAGGCTCTTCACTCGGATGCTGAGTTATTAAGAGCTTCTCGGGGTACTCATTCTCGAAGTGATACTCCAGCTCTTCTGCCTTTTCTCTAGCCTCTTCAATGTAATCGTGCCTGCCTTCCCGAATCTCACGGTCAAGCAACTTAGATAGTAGTACCCCGATTATCTCTTCCATTTATTTTAGTCGCAAAGTACAGTGATAGTAACTTCCTGCTGACCGAATACACAGCCAAAACCATTGGTAACCGTTACCACAAAGGTATAAGTTCCAATATAACCATTAGGATTCCAAGTCAGGTCACCAGTTGCTGAATCAATTGCCAGATTAATCTGAGTAATGTCATCACTTCCGGCTACTGCATCAATTGACCACACCAAAGCTGGCGCACCAGAGATAGCACCTACATTCAGCACAGCTGAGAACTCAGCAGTTTGTGGGTTACTGCAGTCGGATGTCCAAGTAAATCCATTATTACCATTGTAATTGGTAGAGATGATGTAATACAGACCTTCTAGGAAGGTGTCGGTGTCGAACTCATAAGGCAATGGATTCACCTTGCTAACCCAGTTTACTGACACTTCAGCCATCTGATAAGTGTTCAGGTCAGCAGTGATGATAGGATCACCGATAACAGTCACATAGTAACCAGAGGCATCCCAGATGCGACCAGGAGTGAA